ATACATTAGTGGTAGCCTTTGGAGGCATCATGGTGCAGAGCATAAATGTTCTTTCGTAAACTGTCAGAATGTAATTGGGGAGCTTCTGCTCCCCAGCCTATAAGGAAAACTATGAAAATATCAGAACAAGGATTAGAACTAATTAGACACTTCGAGGGCTGTGAACTTACAGCTTATAGATGTGCAGCAGGTGTTTGGACAATCGGTTACGGACACACTAAAACAGCAGAAAGAGACATGACAATCACGCAGGAAGAAGCGGATGCATTGCTGTTGGAAGAAATGACAGAGTATGAAAACTATGTCAGTAAGCATGTCACAGTACCACTAGAACAGTACCAATTTGACGCATTAGTCAGTTGGACTTTCAACTTAGGTGGTGGAAATTTACAAGCATCAACCATGTTAAAAGTACTCAATCGAGAAGAATATGAAGGAGTACCAGCGCAAATGGCAAGATGGAATAAAGCAGGTGGCAAGGTCTTAGAAGGACTTATTCGCCGTAGAGAAGCAGAGGGTCTTCTGTTTGAAAATAAGAAATGGACATAAAAGAAATTTGGTTAAAAATACTGAGCTATTTCTCGACAAGATATAAGCTAACTGTTAGTTATAATGCCGTATATGGTGACGCTGATGATACAACTTATATAGTTCGTAAATTTTTGAAAAAACAACCTAAATACCTAAAGTTCCTCAACGAGGACAAGGAAGTAGTAGAGATTCGAGGCGCAGAAGGTCTTAACTACAAAATAGAAGAATTATGATAGAAAAACTCAAACTTAGACACATGAAGTTCATAAACGAAATCAAAGTAAAGTACGGACTTAGCTTATACCAAATGTATTGGATATGTTTTGGTAAAGGACTACTTATTGGAGGACTATTGTGTATCAGTTTCTCCTAGCAATCATACTATCACTAGGTATAAGTACCTATTGGTTATGGAATGAGAACACTACACTTACACAAAACAACGCAAAGTTAGAAAGTGCAGTACAGTTGCAAGAAGATGCAATCTCATCACTACAAAACGACTTTACCTTACAGACAGGTAAACTCAACGATTTACAAAAGAAAAGTCAAGAAACGCAAAAAGAAATGAATCGTTATCTTGATATATTTAAAAGGCACAGTTTAACTAAACTAGCCGCAGCAAAGCCTGGGTTAATAGAACCTAGAGTTAACAAAGCAACCAAGGAGGTGTTTGATGGTATCGAACAAGATAGCCGTGACATTGACGCTGCTGATGATGGTATCGTCGTGCAGCCTGTTACCAACAAAGACATTAGAGGTTAGTGCAAAGCCTATTGAAAGGCAGATAGCACAACCAGTACTACCAAGAGAAATAGACTTAAAAGAGCCTTATTGGTACGTAGTTAGTGAGAAAAACATAGAAGAATTCTTAGCACGAGTAGAGAAAGACCAAGGACAAGTAGTATTCTTTGCTATGACAGTACCAGACTACGAGTTGATGGCATACAATACCCAAGAGTTAAAACGATATATTCGTGAACTCAAAGAAGTAGTAATATACTATCGCGAAGTAACAACAAATGAAAGCAATACCGATTAAGAACCACAAAATCATATTCAGGTTAGATAGAATAGCACAGGATTTATATAAACTCCCTCATAAGTTTAGTATGCACCCAAGACCACAGAATTCAGTAGCTGACCTACGAGCAAAAATGGCAGATGAAAACTTTAGTGGATTCCCACAAGTTAGTAACAGCTTAGACTATAGTGGTAGAGCTGTTAGTGTTTGGTTTAGAGATAGAAACCGAGCATTATTAGGTGCTATAAAAGAACTAACTGAGAATGATTCATGGTATTGGGATAGTATGATATTTCAACCACCTGTAAGAGGATGGACTGGATGGCACAACGGAGGAGATAAACCTCATAAGTACGTCAGCTTTATACACAATGCAGGGAAAGGATATACCACACAAATTAAAGGAAATGTGAGAACAAAGATAAAAGATGACCACAATCCGACTACTACTAAAGATTGGACTTGTTTAGTAGGAGACTTAGATGGTTCTACTACTTGGAAAAGCGACAGAAATGTGGGAGATAAGCCAAGATTAGTACTAACCCTAGCAATAGATGGAAGGTATCACGAACCTTTTAACAAGCTAGAAGAGTTTATTCAAAGTGTTTAGACTATTTAAAATGCTCTTGTGGAAAAGAGAGATGGAGAAACACTCCAAATGGTTCGATAAAAATGAACCAGCACAGGCACGATTCGGAGAATGCGAAGAGTGGCTAGAAGAATTAGAAGATAGAGTTGTAGCGTTAGAACACGACTCACATCCTGCGAAAGACTTGTGTGAATTCGATTCATACGACCAATTTAAAAACGAAATCAAACAAATGATAAAAGATGAACTTAATAATCAGCCAAGACAGTAACAATCCTAGCGACCTATGTGGACACATAGAGAACTTCCTGTCTGATAATGAGATACGAAACTTTTATTCCCACCAAACCAAACAATTCAAACCAGCAATTACACGATACAGAGGACAGAATCTGGATATAAGAGACTGCGATAAACTTAGTGGCGCAGCGATACCAACGTGGCTAAAATACAAACTAGAAAGAGCTATTAGTTTATACAACAGCAAAACTTATAACTTTAAATTATATCCCATAAAGTCTAGTACACATGAGTTCAACATAGTAAGATATAAAAAAGAAGGACAACATTTTACAGCACATAAAGACTGTAGACCATCTCTAGAACATATACATAAAAGAAAAACAATGCGTAAGATTAGCATAAGTGTACAGTTGACAGATGGGTATACAGGAGCAGACTTAGAAGTTGCTGAATCTTTTAATCAAAAGGATATACTAGGCAATTCAACAACGACTCCACCAAACAAGTTTAGACATAAATTTAAAACAATAAAAAAGAAAGGAAGTCTCACAATATTCACAGGGTTTCATTTACATAAAAGTACTCCTTTGAAAACAGGACTAAGAGATGTACTAGTATGTTTCATAAGAGGAGAATCACAAGTATGGTAGGGTCAAAGACACCACAAAGTTTAATCAATTTAGCACACGAAGTAGTAGAGTGGATGGACGGACAAAGAGACGCTCAGTTTCCTTTTTGTGATACTTATTTAATGTGGAACTATTCAAGTAGTGTCCCAGATTTAGAAACATATAACTGTACCTTTCCGTACTGGAGAGAACATGGTAACACAATTATGGAAGACATATCAATACATGGTACATTTAAAGAACAAATAGCAAAAATAGTAGTAGTAAGAGGAACAGAACGAGGAATAGGATTACCTTCTGCAAACAAGAATAGAGAGTCATACTACCATATAAAAGGTAAGCCATACAATATAATAAGTAAGAGATACAAGAACTTAATGGACTGCCTAGAAATAAATGATTACAGCTTGTATGACTACAAGAACAGAGGAGTTACGCTCTTTGACATGGGTAGTGGAAGATATACTTCTAGTGGCAATGTATGGTATCATAATGTTCACATAGAAAAAGATGATATAATAGTATACGTGAGGTACGAAGATGAATGATACAATTAGATTATTTGTAGGAACAAGTGATAACCACGATACTACAATAGAGAAGATATACTTGTACAGCCTACTAAAGAATACAAAATCTAAAGTAGAAGTTACATGGTTAAGACCGAGTATGTTTCCTACATGGAAAAGAAAAGGTTGGGGAACACCCTTCACTTGCTTCAGGTATGCTATACCAGAGATGTGTGGATTCAAAGGTAGAGCTTTGTACACAGACTGTGACATGATAAACTTTAGAGACATACGGCATTTATGGAATACAGATTTAGAAGGAAAGCCTTTTGGAATGGTCTGGGATGCTTTACAAATGAACAACGCTAAGTGGAGAGGAACTAAACAAGAAAGAGGATGGTGGTGTGATAGTGTTATGTTGATAGACTGTGAAAAAGCAAAAGATTGGATAATACCAATAAGCGAACAGGCACAGTACAACAAGACTTATAAGTGGGACTTTATGGAAAGTATTGGGTCTCCCTTCTTTGATAAGTCAAACAAGATAGTAACCCAGCTAGACGCACGATGGAATTGTTTTGATGGAGCAGATACTTCTTATCCATACGAACCACCTTATAAAGTAGCTAAAAAAGTACAGTTACCATTAGATGAAATATGGCAAGTACATCTTACAGCATTAAGTTATCAACCTTGGCATCCAAAGTACAACCCTCATGCTAAAGCTAGTCATGAGCGTCAGGATATTATGGAGATATACTGGAAGTATAATTACGAAGTAAAAACCATGGGGAAGTTAAGTGACGTTTGAGGAGCTGCTAGGCCCAGTGGGTGTGGACAAGTTTTATAGTAAGTACAAAGGAAAGACACATTTCTATATCAAGTCGAACAAACCCAAGTTTCAACACTATTTTAGTTGGGGGGAACTTGATAACTATATGAATCAAATGAACATACAGGCATGGGACAGAACACCACAGCTACAGGTAGTTTTACCTAATGGGGACAAGTGGTGTAAGAAAAAATCAGAACAGAAGAAAACAAGAGAAGAAATATTAAAACATTGGAATGATGGATGCAGTTTTATACTTACACTAAGTGAGTTCTTAAACGAAAATATGTGGAAGCAATGTCAGGAGTTTGAAAAACACTACGGCATTGGACAAGCAAATATCTATTGTAGTAAATCTAAAGATGCAAAGGTCTTTCCAATACACGCAGATTCTACTGATAACTTTTTATTTCATGTACGCGGCAAAGTACGCTGGTACATTTATAAGGAGTTTGCAGAGAAAGGAGGTCGCTTTAAAGACGCTACTTTGGAAGAAGTAGTAGATTTAGATGAAGGCGACTTGTTGTATATACCGAAAGGTAAATACCATAGAGTTGATACTCTAAGCCCAAGAATATCAATCTCGTTTCACTTTAGGGAAGCTGTCAAAGGCAAACCTTATTTCAGAAAGGATTGGTACGACTGGAAACCATAGGAGATTACTATGGCAGAAGGAACTGATAATTCAAGAAACGAAGTTGAAATAGATTTAGATAAGTATATGGCTCTCATTGAGAAGCTAGATGCCTCTGAAGATATGATAAAGGAGATGCAAGTCGAAGCTGCAGCAGCTAAGAAAAGACTAGCACCACCCAAACGAAAGTTCATGGATTTATTTTTGGACGACAACGATGTTAATGAAAAAGCTATAATTGGCTTCATCGCGTTCTTTATGCTTATTGTTTTCGCTGGGTGTGATTTAATAACAGCGTTCTGGGGACAGGACTTAGTAATTAGTGACACCATATTCACAAGTCTCGTAGTGATTACACTAGGAAGCTTTGGAATCAGTGAAGCAGGAAGAGCATTTGGAAAGTGATAACAGCAAGATTATTTATAGACTTTGAATTAGTAGAGAGAAAGTACGAACCTGAGATGGTTCATGCTACGGACATTTTCTGTCCTGTTTCCCATAGAAAGGAGCAGGACGGATATGACGTTTTGCGCAATGACATTCTCAATAATGGAATGAAGCATCCAATCATACTCTTACCGAATACTTACGACAACTGGCAACTTACAATGCGCCACGTCAACCCTGAGTACATAGTGCCGTACCAAAAGACAAAGTACATATGTGCCTATGGAAACCAGCGCTGCGATATACTTATGAGTTCTGGGCATACATATATGTGGAGTCTAATAACTGATAATGTGGAATGGTCACACGCTGCGTTTATGGAATTAAAAAATAGTACTTGACAGATGGTTATAATTTTAGTATAATATACATATGAAAAATACAGAATACAACGAACACAAAACAGTTAATATGTGGAACTCAGAAACAAAAGAGTTTGAAACATACCATTACGGAGAGTGCAAACACTGTGGGACAACAGTACAGTCAGACAATGGCGAATGTCCTAAGTATAAGTGCTGGATTGCGTAATGAATTTATTTTATTTAGATGAAGACCTAGACAAATGCGCAGAGTATCATGTCGACAAGCACATAGTAAAGATGCCTCTCGAGGCAGCACAACTCTTATGTACTGCGATATGGATTGATGCCAAACTAGGTTTTGTACCCCGTGCGC